GGAGCGGCCAGCCCTTCCATGCTGTAGACATTACCGCGTCTTTCGCTACCTTCTCTATCCCCGCCTCTCTGCCTTTTGCCGCCATCTCTGCTGTCTTTTGCATGACAGCTTGTTTCTCCACAGCGTCGAACAGAGAAGTTACCCGGTCTGCCCCCATCAAAACGTCAGCGTTCTTCCTAGTCTCCGGGTCAGATAGCGCGTCGAACAGCGTCCTAGAAGACTTTCTCCCTTGTTTGAGCAACTCCTTTTCAGCGGCTTGGGCCGCCAACTCCTTCTCAACGTCCGACATTCCGGAAATTGCCTTGAGGAGAGTTGGGTTGTCCTCGGTCATCAAGGACCGGCCTACTTGAGTAGCGGAAGTCCGCCGTGCAGTCTCTTCCGTGTACGCTGTTTTGGCCGCTTCATTAGCCTTTTTCACCTCTGCTTTTTGTGTCACCCAATCCAACAGATTTTTGGCGTTAGTCTCTTTGGCCAAGGCTGGGTCTATGGCTCCTTCCCCTCCCTTGGTCAGAAAAGACCGCAACTGCCCTGCTTTGTCCGGGCCGAGCATCGCCGATAACTTCTCTTTCATCTCTTCGGAGTTAAGGAAATCCAACATACCGGGTGAGCCTGGTTTGTTGCTACCGGCTGCCTTCTCCAAGAGACTGCCCACCGCCGTTGATGTGTACGCCGACCGCTCGCCGGGGGTCATCTCCCCCCAGTTATCCAAGAAGATTCTCGCCTTCTCGTCTACAAACTTCCACCCTTCACCGGCTTGCTTGACCTCCCCTATCCCCTTCGCGTAGAGAGCGTCAACCTCCTTCATGGTCATATTTTCGACTTTCGTGGTGATCTCCGACAAACTGTCGTCTACCACATCGGAAAACCGTTTAATCAGATTCATGGTTGACCTGCCGAGAGGAGTGGCCTCGGAAGTCACTTGATTGGTCATCTCCGACCGACTCATGAGTTGCTGTAGGCCCCGTTTGAGGTTCTTTACAGTCTCGCCTGTCCATCCGGTAACCTCCGGCCGTTCTCCTCCCTCCTCCATGGAGTCAGTTAGCAACGCCTTGATGTTCAGTGCTTCGCCGGTATTCCCTTGGTGAATTCTTTCGGCGTCCTCTATGGCGCCCAAGACCAGTTTCTTGTTAGCAGACAGGAAATCCAAGATCGGCCCTGCTTCCTTATCCGTAAGCTCAGACGAAAAAAGCTCATCGTATAGCGGGCCTGTCTGCTTCTTCAGCGCGTCCAGCAGATCGCCCTTCTTGCTCCTCGCCCCACCCACAGTAACGCCGGTTATGTCCTGGACGGTAGACTTGAATGTGTCCCATGGTATGCCAAACTTGTCAGTGACCTTATCAATCAGACGGTCGGGTTTCGGCGGGACAGGTATCTCGGTCGGGAGAGCTAAGGGCGCAATCGGTGTCCTCGGAGAAAGACTGCCGCTCATCTCCGGGTATGCCCCCGCCGCTCTTTTCTCCATAAGCCCGGTAACGGCTTGACTGGTAGCCGGGTCTACTTCCGCGAGGTGTTCCAAGAGCGCCTGCGAGGTAGAAGGCTCAACAGCCCCGCCGCCTGCGACATCAGCCAACATCTCCCCTGGTGAAATGGCGGCTAGGTTCCCTTTCGGAGCGAGAGCGCCGCCCAGCGACCCTAAAGCCGCTCTCCGGGCCTCCTCTTTGGCAAACTCGGGAGATAGAGCGCGGAGAACGGTGTTGTAGGCACCTTTCCCCAGCTTACCGGCTCCGGACGCCACCGTACCCAAGGCTTTGCCTATTGTTGGGCCTGCAAATCCTAGACCGGCTCCATAGAGGCTCCCTTCGATTTCCTCTCCGACCGGCGCGGCTGCGGCACCCTCGACAGCCCCTATGGGCGCGTTCACTATCCCCTGTCCCAATAATCCCAGGGCTGCACCAACTTTAGCCAGCGGAGACGTAAACCCGCCGACCAGTCGAGCCGCTAAGTCTGCGTAAGGTATCCGGTCGCTAATATCCGCAGACCTCTCTTTCTCCCGCGCTACCGCCTCCCCGTATGTCTCTGGCCCCCCTGGAGCGAGCCAAGTACCTGCGGCCCTGATGTAGTCCGCCCCTGGTACAAAGCCACTAGCTGCTGACCGCGTAATGTCCTGGATGTCCTGCGCGAAGGAATTCTCAGGAGGCGCAACCTCCGCTAGCGAAACAGGAGGAGCGATCTCGGGTTCACTCTCCTGCGGAGACCCGTCTTGCTGGAATAGGGCTATCTGCTCCTCCTTAGAGGGCGGACGGTCACCCCTCACCACTTTCCAACGGCCATCCGGGGCGGTTACTCTATACCTTGGCATGGTTCACGGCCCTCCTTCCTCTTCCACCACATACCCTCCGGCTCTCTCGACGGACGATGCGCCCCACTTGAGCATATTCGCTCTCCCCTTCTTATACTCTTCATCCTTCTGGAGAGACTTGTACACCCTGTCGTAGTTCCTCTTGATCTCTTCGATCTGAGTCAGGAGTACCTGGGGATCGGAGTTGCCGGGGTCTAAATTGGCTACACTCTGCTCTAACGCCTGAATCTCAGCGGTATTGGTATTGCCCAGCCCCGATGCCCCTGTAGCGGACATGGCCCTCATCTCTTGCAGAGTGGTCAAAATCTGCTGACGGCGCACAGGATCGAGCCATTGGTTCAGTTTGCTCGCGTCGCTGCTCTTGAAGAGAGCGCTTGTAACTCTGCCGACGTTTCCGGTAGTACCCCACCGGATTAACGGCTTCGCTTCTTCCAGGAATGAGCCGATACGCTCCATGGTGTCTTTGACTTTGATGATCGCCAATGTAGCGGCTTGCGCCTTATCCTGGGCCGCTATGTCGGCGTTAAGAGCGGTGGGGCTATTCTCCGTTCGCGTAGCGTTCCTCCTCTTGATCCCTTCGACAACGCTGTCATATACGCTTTTCTCGTCCGCCCCTCCCGCGAGCCTCTGTTCTGCTACCTGCATCTCGTATCTACTCGCAAACAGTGACGGAGGTATGGATGTCCTGGCCAAATTTGGGAAATGGTCATCAGACCTCCCGTCGCCCTTAGATGGGTCAGGAGGGGCAAATACCGGGCGAACGCCCATATCTACCAGGCCGGTAGATGGATCGGCATTGGGATGATCTGGCATATACACCTGATGGCGCTCAGTCTGCGGCGTCGGGTACGACACGATCTCTTTTCCCGGCGTCATCATCCCTTGCTTAGCGATCTCCTTCGCGGCCTTTAACTGCTCCACATCTAAGGCCCTCTGATACTCAGCAGGAGCCATGACCGTCCCGGTGTAAGCCGGTTGGAACGCATTGGGGTTGAAATTGGCGGCTATAGCACGAGTAATCTCAACCTGCCTCGGGTCATCGGAGTATAACCCAGTTGCTGGGACAGAGGCCTGCGCGGCCTCTGTTGTAGGAAAGGCCCCCATGCCCTCCCCTACGGCTTGTGAGGCTCCTTTACTGCCCAGCAGACCCCGAAGATACTGCTCCTCCATAGAAGTCCTGTCTTGGAATAACGCCCTCGCCTCCATCATCTTATCGTAAAGTGCCTGTTGTTTCAGTTTGGCTTGTGCGCTAGCCAAGGCCGTGCCGGTGAACAGATCAAGTAGCCCCATCATCCACCTCCAAAGAATTTACCGAATCCAAGTTGAGCCAGTTGTGGCGGCGACCAAGCAGGAGGGTTGACGAACGGGTTTACCTGCGGAGCCTGAGGAAGAACGGCTGGGGTCAGAGCTCCTCCCAGCGGTGTTTGTGACGCCTGCAAAGCCGCCGGTGTGAACTGCGGAGTCTGAAACGTAGGCAGTCCTCCCAAGGACGGTGCTGCTGGTGCGTTAGTATCCAAACTATTCAAGCCCAAAGCCAATTTCTCCAACGAGGTCAACTCTGGTCTTTTCGCATCAGCCTGCAACACACCATACGACGTACTCGGTGCCTGTGGCATCGAACTGGACGCGGAAGGGTACCACGATTTATCTAAGCCTAAGTAGTCAAGTAATCCAGCCATTTTCTTTACCTGAATCTAGATTAAAGGAAAGGGATAACAGCCTTTATTAAACCGTTGTTACTGGAAGAACTGCCGCTGGCCGACTGATTGCTATTCATGTTGCTCGTCGCTGTTCCTGCATTACCGCTGGTCACGTTTCCGAACGAGGCCCCTGTCGATCCCATATTCCCAAGGACTATAGGCGCTCCGAGGAGGCTGGCGTAATTCATATAGGGGTTCCATTGCATATTGCCTGCCTGCCCTATCGCCTGCGCCCCTCCCATGCCGAGATTAAGTAGCTGCTGTCCGGTGTTAGCTCCGGCTGTCACATTGCCTGCCGCGTTTCCTAAGACCTGCTGAATCTGAGTCGCCGCGTTTAACCGGGTTTGATCCTGTTGTGCTTGAGAGGCAAGGGATGCCGCCCGATCCTGTGCATACTGATCACCGTAAGCCCCCATAGCGGTTTGTAGAGCCTGCTTGTTGGCGTCTGACAACGCCAAACCCTCCGCGATGCCCTGCCTGGTTCCTCCATACTGCCCTGCTGCCTGCGCGTTCTGCCCAATAACAGGCAGCACATTCCTTGTTAAGTTGGTGCTGGCTTGCTCCAAGGCAAGGGCTACATTCTTGTCGAGAAGCGGGTTGTTCCCTCCCGCTCCGAAAACCCGAGTCGGGGAGTTCATGATATTGGTGAGGCCGCTTATCAGCGGTTGTGTCAAGGCATTGGATGCGGTGCTGAACGGACTGGCTGAGCCGAACTGTGTCTGGTAGCTTCGTACCAACGGATCGTACAGGTTCGCCCTAGACCCCTGCCCTATCTTGGCCAGGGAACTCGCCCCCGCGTCGTAATACCCACCCCCCAGATTCGGAGAAGCCTGCCCCCACATCCGAGATAGATACTCAGCCTGCGGGCCAAACAGCCGCTGCCACATATTGGCTTGATTGAAAGCGCCGGTGTCTTGGTTGTTGAATCCGACCTGTTGTGACCCACCGGTCGCTGTGGTGCGGGCCGACGACTCTTGCTTCGAGTCGCTCCCTCCGAACAGCATCTTTGTCAGACCACTAAGAAAACCGCCCATACCCTACCTCCTTTCCGCTAGTTCGACTTCCAAGTCGAACGAATGCAATCGCCAGTTGCAATCAGTATCAGAATAACAGCGTACCGATATATACCTACCTTTTACCATACAATCGACTTTTGTACTAACACCAACTGTAAATTCCCTCTCTGATCCCCAATTAATCGGGTCCGTGGCGTTCATCTGCGATCCTACCCGGAACTTCACCACCGGATTCCCGGAAGAAGTCATCCGGGGATAGACCGCTTTAACGAATTTTATATTATGCCGGTCTAAGATCGGCATGGACTCCCGCGACGCATAAGATTCAAATGCGACCCCATTAAAGGCGTCTGTCTTGTCGGCTTCCAAGAACAGAGAGTTAGGCATATCTCCGAGGAGGACCGAGTTAGCTGTTGGAGAGTATCCGCGCTCATTCCACACAGACGAATCGGTATCCCAGGTGCCTGAGTCATCATCCCATATCGCGGACTCCCCAGGGTCGATCACACCTGGGGTAGCGAACCGGCAATTAGGGATTTCTCTCAGTCCTACATCGTTCGTGTTGTAGTTCCACACTATAGCGGTGTTGGCATACTCCACGGCCCCGATAAGAACGCAGACCCACATCTCCCGTTTCTTGTGGTTAGCGACAATGAAACTGCGATGATAGTTAGTCTGGCTCATAGAAGAGAACAGCCAATCCCGCATCCGTGAGTCTAACACGCTCTCAATGGTCGAGCCGTCGTGAACAACGAGGTCATCCATAGTCAAGACGAGGTGCCGCCTGCCTATCACGCCTATACAGTTAGGAGCTAGGACTCCTACCGTGTCGAACAGCTTACGGAACCCGAATACGAACGCACCACCAACATAGGTCATGGAGAAACACGACTCCCTCTTATAGATGATAAAGGCATCGCCCATCGGCGCTCCATCGACAACTTCCCCTGGTGTCTCAGAGAGGTACGCCAAGCCTGCTTCCTTTGTCGGGTCCGCAACATCCCACGAACTGGGTATAGTCCCCGGCTGCGCCGCGTCGCTCCACATCACTCCATCTATGTAGTCATTCGCCCCGTCGGTGACATTCATCGCTATCAAGTGGTTTTTGAAAGGGCGGATGCACGCGGCAAGCCAGTTGGACGGCCACGCGGTCAACTCGGTCATGATGGATGAGGGCGAGCCGTCCCACCAAATAGGAGCTTCCAGTCCGTTGTTCATGACCAGGATGTTGTTGATCAAGCCCCCGTTCCAATTGATATCCAGATTGGCGGAAACACCCGCTGTCGGAGTAATGTCCGTGTGTGTGGTCATGTCGGTGACGCTGACCGCATCGTTGCTAGCGTAAACCCAATAGTAATCGCTGCCATAGCCGACAGGATGAAACCAGTTGGGATCGTTCAGAGGCGTCCCGAAAACCTCCCGCTGCCCAGAAAACTTCTCGGTTGCCCCGTTAATAAACCGGATGTTTTTCCCCTCGGACCAAATAGTCTGCGGGAGTTCGTACGCCGGAGTATCGAACGAAATGCCGGTCAGTTTCAGCGTCAAATAGGGTTCGTTGTAGTCAGCCATCTAGGAGCTTCCTGTCCTGAATTTTCTCTAACGCGGTCACTTTCTCCGAGAATAGTTGTTGCCCAAGCACCATCTCGTTGCGGAATGACTCAGTAGCAGCCTGAACTCCTCGAATAGTCTGCGCGTTTTCCACCATCATGAGCGGCATCCATGCCATGGCGCACTTCCACTCGTCTACCTGTTGCTCCGATTGCGGGTTCTTGCCGATAAGATGTGTGTACCACGCGCACCTGTGCAGCTTCTTATCGTCTCCGATATATTCACATTTCCCGCCTAACGGACACTCTACTATGACTTCGAGCATATAATAACGTCCACATATTTTGGAGAGAATTGAGTCGGAGAGGCTGTTACCGTGTTGCCGTGGGAGTGAGCCGAACCGGAGCCTTCCGAACCTGTGTGTGTGTACCGTACTATAGGTACCGTCGCCCCTACCACTTTGGTTATTGCTCCATCAGCCTGGATACTCCCTTGGGCATCATATATATCAAAAGCCTTCACAAATGGGTGCGTGTGTGCCGGTAACTCAGCCGTAGTTAAAGCGTGAGACAAGGTGCTGTGGACATGAGCCGTCGAAGGCGGAGACGACAAACCGTGCGTCCCTCCAGCCGAGCCGCCGGACGATCCGCTGACCACCCGGAGCGCCGCATCGTTGTTGGCCGTACTTTTAATCCACCCCGTAGGGGCTGCCGCTTGATAGAACACCGTATCAGTCCCTGCTGGAAATGCGTCGATCTTATCGTCTGTACTTGTTAGAGTCCTGCCGTCCAGGATGTTCAACTCTGCAGCAGTAGCGGTGACTCCGTCCAGGATGTTCAGTTCTGCCGTGGTAGCGGTGACTCCGTCTAGTCGGTTCAACTCTGCAGCAGTAGCGGTGACTCCGTCCAGGATGTTCAACTCTGCAGCAGTAGCGGTGACTCCGTCCAGGATGTTCAGTTCTGCCGTGGTAGCGGTGACTCCGTCTAGTCGGTTCAACTCTGCAGCAGTAGCGGTGACTCCGTCCAGGATGTTCAACTCTGCAGCAGTAGCGGTGACTCCGTCCAGGATGTTCAACTCTGCAGCAGTAGCGGTGACTCCGTCCAGGATGTTCAGTTCTGCCGTGGTAGCGGTGACTCCGTCTAGTCGGTTCAACTCTGCTTGTGTGGCCGTCACCGGTCCTGTAAGGTTGGGGAACGTCTTTAAAAGGATGTTCTTGATCCCCCGGATATGATCGTCCCCTTGAGACTTGGTGTCCGTACTTCCCACGGGGTTAGTGGATACGAGGGAGTTGATATACTTGTTTCCGGTCAAATCTTCCAGGCTCATGGGGTGCTACCTCCCAAGGAGATTATCTGCAAAGGAGCGCCGGAGTAACGCAGGTCTTCCGATGCCGTGTTGATGGAGTCGAGTTCAACATCGTAAAGTTTCTGCACGACAGCCATGCGCTCGTCCGCCTGTGAATAGAAAAAATACTCCAGCATGACAGCGTAGATGTAAATCATAGGATTGCTGGTAAGCAAAGCGTCCGTATCCGTGTCTGCGGAAAATTCTGCCAGCTTATATTGGTACAGGATTTCGAGAGTGGCGTCACCATCCGTAACCGGCTGCACTTCGATCTGTTTCCCGTAAATCGCGTAGTGTAGAGGAGACCCGGACTCCGTGTCCGCGTACATCTCATCCATCTGATGCGGTGTGAGTTGCAGCAAGGCCTTACGACCTCCTGACGTGGAGACTTGAATATTCAAGAGCTTCTTGATGTCCGTTGGTAACGCTATGATCCTGTCCCCGGCCACTATGTCCACGGTGGCGAGGGTTATCATGTCGGGGTTATCGATCAAATCCCTATTGATCCGGGCCTGGGCCATCTGGATGAATACAGGGATCATGCCATCTATGTCGCCCCTGTGGAAATACCCGTACTCCCCGGTGAAGGCTGCTTTCAGTGTCCCGTAGTCCGTGATCTTTTCCATTACAACACCCCTGGGGCGGTTCTGAATTTGGCAAACTCACTGCTATTCAAGAGCCTTTTAAGCTCCCCTTCTGTGCAGGTCAGAATATCGACTCCCCTCGTCTGCTTGAGATTTTCGACAGCAGAAAGGGGGATCGATGCCATCTGAACCAAGCCGTCAGCCTTACGGAGATGCTCTTTCGACTTACTGGAGACTGAGTTAAACATCTTCTTGTTGAGTTCTACATTCTCCTCGATGTCCTGCCACCGTTTGATATGGACCTTGGTCCCCTCGACATAGTGTTCTTCTGTTATGCCTGTTACGGGGTCATATACTCGACTGACAAGTTTCATCGCTTCGCCTTTTTGATCTGCTCGTCAATGGCGTCCATACGCCGTTGACAGTCAAGGAGGGCTTGAACATCCCCTTTCAACTTCCGGCGTTCCTGCCGCAAGACTTCTTTATCATACTCAAGCTGCCCGATGGTCTTCACCACCGGAGACGGGGGGATACCCATCAGATCGTCTATGACGGCCTTAGTAGTGTCTATCTTCTTCCCTCTTGCCATGATCGCTCTCCTGTTTCAATGAGCGAAACCCCCTCCCGTTCCACTGTGGGGAGCAAGAGGGGGTTTCGTCTAGGGTTAGGTGGTAAGATCGCCGATATGCGCGTGCGCCTTCTCGTTGCCTACCTCCAGAGTAGCTTCCCATACCAGCTGTTTTCTCTTGGAATCCCCCAGGGTGGCGAGATCGAAAGAGAACAGGGGCCGGAGTTCAGCCAAAGAGATGTATTCAGGATCGACGATATAGGTATGGCCAGTGGCGCAATACCTATCCGCTATGATCTTGACCGTGTGAAAATCACCTACATACACATCGATAGACGCCACCAACTTCTTGTCGTCGGTGGTCACATGACGAGTTGAAGACGCGGTGAAGGTTGAGATAACCCCCTTGGATGCCGCCGTAGTGATGCAGGTGAGGGACGAACTGCCGCCTGAATTGGTGAAGATGTCTTGAAGGGCGTCCTTGAAGATGGTCTCATCCAAGGCCCGGTCGGTCCCTGCGTAGTCGGACGGAGTTCCGCCGTTACCTGCGGCAGCGGAGGAACCGGACGCGGCGAGCGACCCGTTGGTAATGACGTATGCATCCAGAGACCCCATCTCGCGGGCGGTCGAGTCGTTACCTGCAACCTTAGCGTTACCGGCGGCAGCCCCGATAAAGGCGTACTCCATGTCGCGCTTCATCTCCTTCATGCGGCGGGCGACCTGATACGCCATTTCGGAGTCAACACCCGCCTTGTCCACCGCCTCCTGCGTGCCGGTGACTACAGCGGCCTTGCGGAGAATCTGGGTGTAGTTGCTCATGCGGGTACGCGCCGTTGCGTCGGCAGGAGACGCGTCATCGCCTTCCACCTGGGCGTTAGCGGCTGCTGCGGCCAAGGAGTCTGTCAACCACTCGTGAGTAGTCGCTTTGGCCTTTTTCTTGCCCATAAGGGCATAGAGAGGAGTGTCTGTGGGGGACACATCCTCGATGATATCGCTCAAGTCCTCGCGATTGCCTTTGCTTGCTTCATCGTATGTGCTGTGCGCACCTGTTGCCTGTGCCATGGTTATGCTCCTTTCATCCTTCCAAGGATGAGTTGGGCGGCGTCATGAACGCTGCCGGATTTTTTCAATCGAATCTTTCGCTTATCGTCCAACACTTTTGCGGGATTGTCGCTATTAGTCCTGGTTCCTGGCTTCACGAGCTTCGGCAGCGCCTTGATCTTCTTGGTAGCTGCCTCCGCCCCCAGCTGGGACGCCTTGTACTTCATCGCGTCAATCGCCATCAGGAGTACCCGGTGGTCTTCCACCCCGTCGAGATCGGTAGGGGCGAAACCGTAGGTATCCCGCAAGAAGTTCCCCAAGGCCGCGTGTTCCTGCCGTGCTACTTCGGGATCGGACCATGAGGGCAACTTGGCCCTAACCGCCTCGGCCTCTCTGAGAAGGGCTTCTTGCTTCGCTGCCGACATAGCTTGCAGGTCTTGCTGATATTGCCCTTGGATCAAGGCCCCCAACTGGGATTTGGCTTGATTGATCAAATTGGCCTGGTCGGTGAACTCCTGCCTTTTAGCGGTCCATTCCGCTGGATTTTGCACCCGTAGAGCCTCCCAGTTGATAGAGTTAAATCGGCTCGTCAACTGCTGCTCCATGAGTTGCGTCACGGCGGCGGCTTCGCTAATACTCTTTTTTATCTCCTGAATCCCGGCCTCTTTGATAAGCTCAAACTGCTTCCTATCTTCGGCCAGGGCTATCGACTTGTTGTTGACGTGGGCTTCCGTCTGGTAGGATTTCAACAAGTCCTTTACCGTGACTTTGCCGAGTTCACCATCCACTTTGGTCTGTAGGTACAACACCCCGTCTTCATCCACAATAAGCCCGTTCTCATCAAGTCCGAGAATCTGAGCTACGAGGGCGGGGTCTACCTCGATATCCCCTTCCTCCGAAGGGGCCTGTGTCTCCGGCTCACCCTCTGCTTTCTGCGGCTCTCCGCCATCCTCCGAGCTGCTGTGATTATCCGGAACTGCGTCAACAGGGGTGTTTGCCGAATCCTCTCCGGTCTTCTCTAAAGGAGTGTCCTCTTTCCCGGAAAAACGGGTCTCCAAACGACGAATTACGTCATCACTTCCCGTAACCGGGGTAGTGGTAGACTCGATTATGTCGTCACCGATATCCATCAAAAATCCTCCGTGTTCAGTTTTTCAAGCCTTCCGTTTATGACGTAGGCCTCGATCTGCTCCTTAACGGAGCGTAAGAGTTGAAGGGATAGCATCAACTTATCCCTCTGTAGCTCGTTCGTTACTAGGTTGTCCTCTATCGCTTGTACCAGGTTCTCCCTGACAGCGGAAAACGCCCCCTTAAACATCGGGTGGGTTATGAGATAGCGGGCCTCCTGCGCGTCCATCTGGGTGTCTGTCTCGTGGCTCATAGCAGACTCCTCGCTTCATCCTGCTGCCTGTTAGCATCGCCCAACTCAGAAGGGAAAGACTTGGCAAGGTCTACTTCCGACCGGATCAGAAGTTCCTGCTTCCTGAACTCGTCGTCCATCCCGTCCTTTTTGAGTTTGGCCTCCAGTTCTGCTACCTTGGCCTGGAGCTTTCGGTTGTCGGCAAGAGATTTCTCCTGAATAGCCAGCATCTCCCGTTGGTGTTTCAACTCTTCCGCCATTTTCTGGACTTCCACCATCCTGGTGTTGATCTGGACCATCTGTTCATCAGGGCTGGGGGGTTTCGGCTGCTGCGGCGGCTCTTTAGAGGGGTCGGCGAAGTATTTTTCCGGGTTGTACAGCCCTGCTACCTCAATCAGCCTGGACGCCGCGTTGAACATCCGTTGATCGTCCACCAACATACTGCCGGACGCTTTGAGTTCCTTCTGGTGGGCTATCACCATCTCGATAGCAGAGGCCTGGGCTTGTTTGTTCCCGGTGCCTAGTCCAACAAGGACAGCCATGTCTTTGCGTTCTTTCCACTCCTGCGGGTTCACCTGCACCCACTGACCGGCTATCTTCGCCTGGGCCACTTCGGTCTGGTGAGTCAACAGCAGTTTGTGAATCTTGAGCAACAACGGCTTTACGCCTGTCTCAGCGATGATACGAGCCAGCATCTCCAGGCGTTGGTTCGCCTGCTCCAGCGAGCCTAAAAACGCCCCTTTGGTGACTCTGGACAGCGTATCGGCGTCAAGCCCCATAGTGCCTCTTGACACACCTGTGCGGGCCTCTTTCATGGCGTCCAGCATATCAAATGCGGGGATGATCGAGGCTACTACCGATTGCGTCGGCTCCAGTCGTATGGCGTTCACGTCTTTCGCCCGTATGGGGGAGTTCGGGATGTCGTTCACCACATCGTCGATGTTGACCCCACGGCCTACCACCGTTCTCGGGTTATTGGAGCGATACAGATTATTTAGGAACTGACGGGTAAGAGTAGTCCGTACCCTCTGGATGTCTTGCACAAGCTCAACCCATGAAAGCCCTGCGTGTTCGTGCGGGAGAGGCACAGAGCACAGAGAGACAAATGGGTTGTAGTCCATTTCTTCGTTCTCGAAAACGAAGTCTCCGGCGGTTACTATCCGGCGGAACTCCGCCTTGCCATCGCCGTCATAATCCAGGTAGATATACGCCTCGTGGAGATCGACAAGCTCCAGAGAGGTATCCGATGCGTCATCCTCTGAGCAGTCGTTGTCCGACTCCTGCGCCCGGTGACTTGCCTCGCCGTCGGTATTCTTCTTAGTGGACGCCCTGGGGACTTCCGAAACCTTCTCGGCGGGATACCCAAGCTCCATGAGATATGAGCGGGTCTTCTGCGTTGTGTGACAGATATATTGCGCGTCCTCAAGAGACACACCGGTCAGATTGGTGTCGATTGACAGTTCTTCTTGGGGAACCGGGACCACCACAACTCTCCCGGTCTTCGTAGTCCTGCGAAACTCAACGTCGTAGACTTGCACCTGGACCTCCCCAGTGGGAGTTGCTGCCTCCATCTCCTCTTCGGACATAGAAATTGGTTCCAGCTCCTCGTCTTGAAGCAGCTCCGCCACCTCCTGCGGCAAAAGCCCCTTATAGGTCTCTGTCGTGGTCTTCTCCGCCGTGTCCCAAAAGGCCTTGATATACGAAACTGGGTTCATCAAGGCGTCTTTGATCCAGGTGTACAGCGAATAGAAGCCGTTGTTCTCCTGGGTGAACACCCGGTTGACGTATTCAGACTCCTGCTTGGCCCCTTCCTCGTCCTCCGGGCCTACCGGGATAAACTCAGCTATCTTGTCTGATGAAGCGAACACCCGCATGAGA